CTTCGGGATAGTGGTGTGATGGGGCTGAAGGATGTCGGAGAATGGCAGGCAATGATCGATAGTGCGTTGGATACTATCGATGGCCGGGCGTTGGACGCGCTGGCGCGCTACAACATTAAATTGCTCGGTACGGTCTCGGATCGACTGCTGGACGATATCAAGATCAACCTGCAGGCAGGTATACTGTCAGGTCGGGATATCGGCCACATCGCTCTGGACATCGGTGATGTGATCAAGCCTTCAGATCAGGACAAGTTCCGTTTCGCAGGCAAGAAGGTGTTCAAGACGGCACAGAATCGCGTTGAAGTGATCACGCGGACAGAAGTCATGCGCGCCTACAACCGAGGACGAACACATCTCTATCGTGACATGAAGGTCGAAAAGGTTATCTGGTATACGGCACTGGATGAGCGGGTGTGCCCTGTGTGCGGGCCGTTGAATGGACAAATTTTCGAAATCGAAGAGTTACCTCCTCTTCCTCGTCATGCCCAGTGTCGTTGCATTGTCTGTGGATATTAATCTCCGCTGATCTTGGATTCGAAGGAATACCGGATGAGGTCGTTGCACTCCGTCAGTTGAGATGTGCTGTTAATTCGCAGTTCCACATCGCCAATCCCCCAGTGTCCAACTGAAGAAACATCACGAGCAAATGCGGGAGGGTTCTTCAAGCTGTCGTATTTAAGCGGAAGATAAATACGAATCCCATTCTGTTGTAAGCAAACACTACAAAAGCACTTTTTCCCGGCACAATAACTAATGTATTTGGCTAATATTTTTCGCGATACATTTTCTGGCTTCATTGATAAGCAATAGTTATCCAATGTTCTATATAAGTAAACTACCTCTTGTGATTTTCCACTTGTATGATGAATTTCATCGTATTTTTTAGCTTTTATGCTATCTTTTCTACTATTTGAAGTTTCCTCATGATTATCACTTATCGCAAGAATTCTACTTTTAACCTTATCACTTCCAATGTTATCAAAAAAACCAATTGCCATAGTCTCAAATTGAGTCGCCTTCACTATTCTGGATAGGCTTTCTCTTATTTTTTGGCTTGATAGCTTTTCATCTCCTACTGTATCACCTATTAACTTCAAAAATCTATTAGTTGGTTCAGTCATCAATTCTACAAGTGCATTACGAACCTTTCCGTCACCGAATATTTGATCAGCAAGAAGATCGAGGGTTCCACGAATCATTTCTTCATGCGAGAAACGCCACATAAGAGTTGCGATCTGATCAGAAGAAAGGTCTTCGTTTTTTTTAGGGGATATATTAACTTCAAACATTAGCTTTTCTGGAGCTGGACAGTTTTCAATGCTTCGATATACTCTCCATTTTACTCCATTTGTAAGGATACACCAGGTAATGCCATTGTTAGCAGCATATCCAACTACTTGAGTAATTGCTTTTACATCTTCGAGTGAATCATCAAGTGCTTTAGCCTCAACAAGAAGAATAGGTTTACGATTGATTTTCAAGGCATAGTCGACGGCCTTACCATCTATTGTAGGATACTCGAGTTCGACCTCATTGGGGTCGCGAACATTCCAACCGAGGGCCTCAAGCAAGACATCGATCACGATTGTCCTGGTCGGGGTTTCCTTGAGTGAATGCTTTCGAAGCTCGGGAAGCTTCTCACGAAGTTCTTCAATTTTCTTGATTAGCCCTTGCATGGCCACACCTGTTGGTAACCCCTCAACGAACTCACGAGTCAGCAATTCGAATAGTGACGCAAAAACTCTTTGAGTTGGTTTGTGGTTTCTGCGCCATCCCTAATCGAATTAGCCTATCCATGAAAGATAGCCTTTCGCCAATAACTGCACAATACACTGCCCTTCAGCTTGAATTTCAAAATCTACGAAAACTCAATGCTCATCCATCCATTTAAAGGCATTTCAACAAAAACACAATCGCTTGATAATACGATCCTTAGGATTGTGTCTAACACGGTCTTTGGAGTCCAATTATACAAATCTCCTCGTTTTCGCATATAACACAGTAGGGGCCTCTCTGTCGCGAGTGGTGATTACACCTCTTAGAAAATACCGAAAGGCATTCGATGTTCGACACGTCCGACAACACCCTTCACTTCCTACTTGAAGGCGATGCCCTGTTGGCCATGGCCGCATCCGACCAGAAGGATGCAGCGCCGGACTATGTCACCAGCTACATCGGCTCGAAACGCAAACTAGTGGACTGGATCTGGCAGCACACACCGGAAGGCGTGGGTTCGGTGCTGGATGCCTTCAGCGGCAGTGCGGTTGTGGCTTACATGTTCAAGAAGCAGGGGCTGCGGGTTGTTGCGAACGACCGGCTGACCTTCTCCTGGCATGTGGCGCGGGCGATCATCGAGAACGATTCGGTGACATTGTCGGATGATGAAATCGACGCCCTGCTGCAACCCAACGCCAAGGCAGATGACTTTGTCTCCAGAACCTTCGCGGGAAAGTACTTCCGCAAGGGGGTTCACGAGCGCATCGACCAGGTGCGGGCGAACATCGACAAGCTGAAGGGGTTCAAGAAGGACATCGCTCTGTTCGCCCTCGGGCGGACCTGCATGAACGCCGCAGGCAGCTTCGGGCACTTCGGATCGACGGTGGTGAAAGGACCGGAGTTCGCCAAGTCGCCTGTTGAGTTCGACGAGACCTTCCGCAAGACCTGTATCGCGATCAATGGCCTGGTCTTTGACAACGGCAAGGAGAACCGGGCGCTCAACCAGGACATCGCAGATCTACTGCCAGGCATCAAGGTCGACCTGGCGTACTTCGATCCGCCCTACGCGACCGAGTTCTCCACCACCAACTACGAGACCGCCTACCACTTCATCGAGGGGTTGATGACGAAGTGGAAGGGCAAGACCATCGACACCGACAGCAAGATGCTGAAGTACGAGGAGATCGGCGAAGCGACCATCACCAAGGAAAACGCAGAGGAATTCTTCGGTGGGTTCCTCGAAAGCGCCAAGTCGATCCCGTACTGGATGATCAGCTACCGCGACCACGCCTTCCCCACCGAACCGCAGATCAAGGCGATCATCGAGCAGCAGGGCAAGGCGACCCGGATGTTCAGCCACGATCACGCCTACCACCTCGCCGGTGCGAAGAAAGGCGACTCGCCCTCCCAGGCAAAGGAACGGCTGTTTGTCTGCGGACCGTCCGAAGCCTCGCTGAAGACCAAGGCAGATTCGCCCGAGGACGACCTGACCGCCATCGCTCCTGATACCACCGTGGGCAGCCTCGCCGCTGAAGCGGTCAAGGGCAAGCGGGTGATGGTGACGGCCTTCATGGGCAGCAAGACGGCAATGCTGGAGTGGATCTGGAAGCACACGCCGGATGTGGTCGAGTCGGTGCTGGACCTGTTCAGCGGTGGGTCGAACGTCGCCTACATGTACAAGATGAAGGGGCTGCGGGTGGTCACCAACGACCTGCTGCAGTATCCCTACCACATCGCACGGGCGGTGATCGAGAACAGCAGTGTGACCCTGTCTGAAGAAGAGATGGACGACCTGATGAAGCCAAACGGCAAGGCCGGGGATTTCATCGTCAGGACGTTCGAAGGCTACTACTACACCAGACCCATCCTCGAGTTCCTCGACAGCACCTGGGCGAACATCCAGGAGCTGCAGGGCTACAAGAAGGACCTGGCGCTGTTCGCACTCGGACGCACCTGCCAGATCAAGGCGGCGTTCGGGGAGTTCGCCCGGTCAAAGAAGACCCTGACCGAGTCGATCAGCAAATCCAACGATCCCAAGCGGTACGAACACACCAGCCTGGGCAACATCCCGTTGTCCGAGTTCACGGCCACCTTCCGCAAGTGCCTCGAGGACGCCAACTCTCTGGTCTTCGACAACGGCCAGAGCTGCAAGGCCTACAACACCGAGTCACTGTCGCTGCTGCCGCGTGTGAATGTTGACCTCGTGTACGCCGACCCGCCCTACATCACCCAGTTCGGGGCGAACGACTACGAGTCGAAGATGCACTTCATCGAGGGGTTGATGACCCGCTGGAAGGGCAAGGAGATCCTCGACAACGGACTGCACAGCTACCCCTCGCGCACGAAGTACACAAAGGAATCGATCGGTGAGCTGATCCAGGGAGTGGTCGAAGGTTCATCTCGCATGAAGGCCCACCTGCTCCTGTCTTACCGGGACAAGGCGTTCCCCACCGCCAGTGAGCTGAAGACCATGATGAACGACCGCTACAGCAACGTGGACTTTCGCAGGAAAGGTGTCACCTATCACCTCGCCCGTTGGGCGGACGAAGACGGCGGCAAGAACGCCCAGGAATACCTGGTCATCGGAAGCAAGCCGAAGGCGAAAGCCTCGCTGGACCTGCCGGAGAACGGCCTGATCGGACGCGCCTTCGAGGTCACTGATGTTCATCTGACTGCCGATGCGGCTGCAGATGAAAGTAGTGAACCCACCTTCGAGTTCATCCTCGCCCATGTCGGCACGAACAAAAACGGCGATGTCTTCCTCAAGGATGAGCTGAAAAAAGCCGCCGCGACGATCATCGACAAGAAGATCAACCTGCAGCACGACCAGTATCTCGGCGCGGTGGTCGGCAAGGTCACCAATGCACAATTCGAGGACACAGAAGGTGGTCGTGTCAAATGTACCGGCGTGCTGTTCACTCAAGACGTGGAAGCAGCACGTGCCGCATACCGCCTGCTGAAAGAGGGGTTCATCCCCGTGGTCTCGATGGAGTGTCGCATGGAAGCCGCGCGATGCTCGTACTGCCAGAGGGAAGCGTCCGGCGAGAAGGACCTCTGCATTCACCTGAAGAAATACCACAACAAAGAATTCAAAGGGAAACGCGTGACTCGGGAAATGGTCGGGATCACGTTCACTGGTGTGGGTCTGCTGGAAGGCACCCCCGCCGATGACCGTGCTCTGATCACTCGTGTCGCTCAACGGGAAGGACAACACAAAGCGATGAAGCACAAACGATTCCGTGAGGTCGTCGCATCGGGGATCAGCGATTCGGCAAAGCTGTCGGAGGCCTTCGCATCCCACATGGATGACCTGCTGGAGAACCAGGACGATCCGGACGTCAAGGAACTGGTAAAGCAGTCCACCGAAGACTTCACCTCGATGGCTGGTGAGTTGCTTGCCGAAGCGGCGAAAAAGCCGTTCAAGGATGACCTGACCAAGGAAAACGAGCAACTGAAGAAGCAGGTGGACGACCTGACCAAGCAGCTCGACGAGATCCGCAAAGCGGAAAAAGCCAAGGCGAAGGCTGAATCGGCCAAAGAGATCCTCGACCTGATGAAGAAATCGGGGCGGTCGTTCGCGGATGAAATCGCGGAGAAGGCCGAGCTGGACCGTCTGCAGAGCCTGTCCGAGGAGACCCTGAACGAGCTGAAGGGCAGCCTGACCACGCTGAAAGCAGCCGCCGAGATCGTGGATGACACCAAGGGTGTCACACGCACGAATGGCACTCATCGTCCCCAGCTCCAGCCGGACGAAGTGCCCGGCGGGATCGGTGAGCTTCGCACCACGATTCGGGATGGACTGAAGCACTCGTATGCCCGCTTCAAGGCAACCGACGAAGAAGAAGGGGAATAACCCATGGCCAACCTGGTCAACACCAACTATCCCGGGATCGAGTATCCCTACTTCAAGGTCGTCGGTCCGGCAGCGGACGGCACCTTCGTGAAGATGACCGCCAGTGACGAGGTCACCCTGGTTGACGATCAGGCCGATGAAGCGATCGGCGTGATGATCGAGACCTTCTTCCCCCACGATTACTACACCCAGGCAGTGGATGAAAAACTGCGATGTGCGGTGATGGTCGGGCAGAGTGTCCTCGAGTTCACCTCTTGGTCCGGGGCAATCGTCACCGGCAATGACATCTCGTTCGATCCCGCCGACGGTCGTCCTCGTGCCGCTGTTTCCGGCGACACCATCTACGGCAAATGCGTCCAGCACAGCGAAGTCAAGGTCCGTGTGCTGCTCTACGGCCACGGCAACGGCATCGTCGCTGCTTAACCCGAAAGGATTGTTCTGACATGAAGACTCGCAAAGGAATCCTCACCCAGGTGGATGTGGACCGGATGGAAGCCCTGGGTAAGGCGATGCAACGGGCGCTCTCCAGCGATGACGGCCTCGTCGCCCTGGCACAGGAGATGGTGCCGGAGATCAGCCGTGAGCTGGAGGAGAAGTTCTGGGTGCCGCTGGTGTTCCGTGAAGACCCGCTCCCCGCTGGCAAGGTGCCGAAGTACCGGGTGAAACAGGATGTGGATGTGCATTGGATGGCACCCGGTGGTGAACAGGCCCGTCAGCGTATCCGCAAAGGGCAGGAGATACAGTTCCCGCTCGAAACGGTGGAAGCATTCATCATCGTCAAGGCACGGGATCTGAAGATGGGCTACGTCTCCGACCTGACCACGCAGCAGGCGGAAGCCGGTCGCAAGATGCGCAACAAGATCAATGCCGCTGCTGCTGGTGTCTTGAGTGCGGCGGCCGATGCGGCCAACGACGATGGCGCACAGAACATTTTTGAGGTCACCTCGGGCGGCAAGCTGACCCTCGACGCGGTCAAGGCATCGCTTCGGTTCTACGAAGACCAGGAAATGTCCATCAAGCAGATGGTGATGCGTGGTGCACGTCTGGTCGACATGTACGACTGGACGCTTCCCACCGAGGTCCAGAGCGAGCTGCTCCGTGCCGGTGTGCTGAAAAAGCTCGGCACCGCAGGTCTGATCGGCACCTCCTCGGCCAACTCATCGGAAGTGCTTTGCACCCCGGACGAAGAGATCGGCGTCTACGCCATCGGCAGCGCACTCACGGTCGAGCCCTGGCGCGATGTCCCGAAGGATGAGGTCGGGTTCGTGGCGCGGATGGAAGTGTCGCTGGGTGTGCTGCATCCGTCGCGGATTTTCAAGATCACCATCGCGTGACGGAGGGCCTCATGAAGAAGTACAAGAACACTTCGAACCGTCACCTGCAGTTCGCCCTGGCCGGGATCGAACTGGCACCAGGCCAGGAAATCGAACTGGCGGACAGCGTCGTCAAGAACGATCCGGGATTCGAGTCGAGCCTGGATCGTGGTCTGCTGGAAGACCTCGCTGCTCAGAAACGGTCGGCGGGTTCGAAGAAGGAATCGAAGAAAGGGTCTTCCAAGTCGGATCTGTTCGAACCGAAGGACGGCCATCAATCTGAAGCAACCGGTTCTGACACCAAGGACGAGTAATCCATGGCTACCAGTCTCGACAACCTGATCACGGAACTTCGCCGTGCCTACGGGGACGATCTGCCGGAAGCGGAACAGGCATTAACCCTTGTTCAGCTCAATCGGTCGATCCAGCGCGGAGTGGTGATGGTCAATCGAGACTTCGGGACTGGATACCGGGTTGTTGATGATGCTGTCAGTCCCGACCTGACCACGAACGATCGTGAGACTTTGCTGCTGGCAGCGATGGTCAGTGTAGCCGAGATGATGCTGGCACGCTACGCCCGGTATCCCTCGGTGAAAAGCGGGGACAAGAGTGTGTCCAGGGACGGCCAGGTGGACGCCTGGTCAAGGCTTCATGCACGGTATGTCGAACAATACCGCGATGCCGTCGCCGTGCATCTGGCCAATCGCCAGGACAATGTCGAACCCCTGCTGTACGGGTGAACCATGCTTCTTGCGGATGAGAAGACGCGTATCCAGGCGGACATCCGCGATCTGATCGAACAATCCGGGAAAGCCGGAAAGTTGTTCAGACCGCAGATGACCGGTGTGGGATCATTCGATGGACCGGTGGAAGCGGATGAGATCGTGGTGGTCGAGTCGTTTCCCCTGGAATGGCATCCGGGTTCACCGGACGACCTGAAACAGATCGGGACCAGTGGGAGCATCCATGTGCTGCCTGATCTGGATATCCGGGAGAAAGACATGGTCGAATTCGAGAACCACCGCTACCGGGTGACGGATGTGAGACCGATCGACCTGTTCGGGACGTCGGTCTACCAGGTTGTCCAGGTTGAAAGGGAATACCGTGGCTGATCCGCTGTTCCAAGTGAATGTCGATCTACCAGCCCTGACAAAGGCGCAGCAGGTGCTCAGTCGGTATCCGCAGGAGCTTCTGGATGCTCTGGAAGAGGGATTGAACGACATCGCCCTGGAAGTGCAGAAGACAGCCGTGGTCAAGCTTACGGAACAGGGCGCAGTTGATCTTGGCCAGCTTCGGGCGTCGATCACGATCCATCGAATTTCGCGGATGGAGTTAGTGGTCGGTACGAATGTCGCCTATGCGGCTGCGGTTGAGTTCGGAGCGAAAGTCCACTGGATCAGGATTGACAAGACACCTGGCTTCCGGGCATGGATGCGGCACCATGGCATCGATCCCAAGGGTGAGATGGTCTATTTCCGGGTTGCACCGAAGCCACGTCCCTACATGGAACCGGCCTACGAAGAAGGGCAGAAGGTGGCGAACCGGGAAATTCCGAAGCGTGTTGAGGCAGCGTTACGGTCTGCTACCGGAGGTGCGGGATGAGGTTGGAATCCGCCCTCGCACAGCACATCGGAACGACGATTTCCGACTTGCATCTATTTCGCGATGACCTGGCTTGGAATGCAGCGGGCAACCCCTATCCCTACCTGCTGATCGACGAGATTTCCAGAAGTCGGGAAGCCCTGGGATCGGGAAGGTTCGACGGTTTCCAGAACAGCATTCCAGTAAAGCTGATCAAAGAACGCAGGGTGTTACGGTTCACGCTTCGGGCGGCCGGAACGAAACAACAAAACGGTGGCCGGATCGCAGCAGAACAGGCCGATTTGGTGATGGCTGTACTGGACGACTTAGTGCGGTTCGGCAGTGTGGATTTGTCTGTTCCGAACACGTCAGAAACGGTTCACATCGAACGGATCGTCTTCCAAAGCCGCAACGACCTGCCGCCCATGGAAAGCGGTGAACCGTTCATTCACCAGGTGGCGTTCAGTTACGCGTTTGTGATTCATCGAGTGGTCGAAGGCAATCCGGCAGTCCCGCTGCAGACCATTCACATCGATAAGGAATAACGATGTCCAACGAGAAGAAAAAGACAGACCCCACACCGCCCGTCAAGGAACCGAGTCCGGCCAAACCGGTCGAGGAATCCCTCCGCTTGGGGACGCTGCTGAAGCAGGAGCAGATCCCGGATGTCGAGGCGCAGGGCTTCCTGGCGGGTTCTGGATTGAAACCAACCGACCGGATGACCGTTACCGCCTTTCGCAAGCGGTTCAGCACTTGGCGTAACCAGCCCGCCGGAAGGGAGACGCGATGACAACGGTGATCAAGGATGTCTACACCAACTACCTGTCTGGTGGTGTCGTCGTCAGCCCTCCCGCGAACAACGTCGAGCTGGTGGCAGCGTCGGCCATGGGTGGTCCTGTCTTGCAGAAGGTGACGATCTCAGACAAGGCCACCGCGAAGCAGGTGTTCAAGGGCGGTGAGATTCTAAAAGCGTTGGAAGAGCGTCTCGATGCTGGCAGCCAGGTGATCTACGCGATCCGCATGGTATCCAGCAACGCTGCCTATTCCCAGCTCACCCTCGCGGATGATGCGGCGGAAGTGTCGATCACGCTGAAAGGCGCATACAAGGGAACTTGGTGGGATGGCATTGAGGTCGATGTCACAGGAACGGGTGCAACCCGGACCATCGAGATCCTCGATCCTCTGTCGGAACAGATCTACAGCTTCACGGCGGGAACCGTCGACGACCTGGTTGAAGCGATCAACGGTGGCCAGACACTTATCACTGCCGAGAAGTCCAGTAACACACTGCCTGTCGCCGTGAGCGGTCAAACGCTGGCCGGCGGCCACGATGGTGCGGATCTGACCAATGCCGACTACCTCACCGCGATCACCCTCTCCGAAGACTACCCGGATGTCAACTGGGTTCATTTCGTCGGAGCTGCGGATGCAGGCCTGTGGGCGTCGATCCTGACCTCCTGCGACCGGATGATCTCAGATGGAATCGGGGAACGGTTCGCCCTGCTTGATCTGCCTGCGTTCAGCCCGGCTGATCCGCAGAATCCTACTTCCGCCGAGATCGAAGCATACAAAACCTCGGTGTTCGCACTAACAGCTACCGTAAAGAACCGAAACGCCGTGTTCATCTCAGGGAATGGTCACTTCACCGGTTCTGATGGCATCGCTTACTGGAACAGACTGACATCGACACTATCCGGTGTGATGGCATCGCTGGTTGTTTCGCGGTCTCTGCTCGGCCAGGTGCCGGTCAACGTATCTGCGATCTCGCCCGAATGGTCGCGTGGATCGCAAGTCGAGCTGGTCACCAACCACACCAACCATCTGCGGTTCCAGCCGGGTGTCGGGTTCATCATCGCACTGTCCGAGAACAATCCGCCAACCGGTGACAGCTACAACCGGATCGAAAAACTTCGCTCGGTTTACAGCGCGGGCAAACAGGTTCGTGCCGCCGCTGTCCCCCACCTCGGCAGACCCAACGACAGCGCGGGCGAAGGGTTGAAGATCCTCGAGGAAGACCTGAAACGGCCCCTCGACCTGATGATCCAGCAGAACGAGATCGACAGCTACGAACTCACCGTCGCTTCTACCGATGAACAGCGAGCCCAGGGGATGGCGGTGGTCACTCTGCAGGTCAACAGCCTCAAGGCGTTCGAGATCATCCTCGAGAACATCTACCTGGACTAGGAGCTGAACTATGGCTGATTGGATTGAAGATCTCGGTACCGCGGATGGCATTGCGGGCAACAGTGTGAAGCTGATCCTGGACGGTGTGCCGGTGCTTGCCCTGCAGAATTTCAACTGGAAGATCAAGAAGGACAAGAAACCCCTGTTCGGCGCAGGTTACCCGCAGGCGCACGGCGTCACGCGCAGCATCCACAAGACTTACGAGATCGACTTTGAGGTCAAGGAAGTGCTGATCAACAGCGCGATCAATGCTGCGCAGTTGGCGAAGAATGCCGGGCTACTTGCCCCATACGACGACTGGACCGACATCCGCAACGCCACCATCATCGTGCTTTATCCGGGTGCGGCGGCAGTGCGTTCGAAAACCTTCAAGGGCGTCGAGATTACCGGTTGCGACGGTGGTTTTGCGGATGGCGAAGACGCTGACCCGATCGGGATGAAGATGACCGGCTTCGCCACTACGGCGACAGGACTGTTCTAACCATGGAAGGAAGTGACGTCATGACCGATACCAAGACCAACGAGTTCGAACGCATTGTCGAACGGTTGAAGGAACAGTACAAGCCGCATTCGCTATTCCTGATTGAGGATACGAAAAGCGGCGTACAGTTCATCGCTCGTGGTTCGAACTGGACCGAGTTCAGCGAGATCATGAAGGTTCCGGCACACCGGATTCCGTTCGAGCTGGTATGCAAGCTGATCGTCTGGCCGGAAATCGATGCGGTTGACCTCGATACCAACGCCTCCGGCAAATGGCAGCCGGGCCGGATCACAGCCCTCGCTGAACAGATCCAGGAAGCCCTCGGCTATACACGGAGCTACACGGTAAAAAACGTGTAGGACGGTTCCGGGCAGAGCTGGACCGGACGTGGTACCTGCAGGTTCGAGCGGCGATCTGTTCACGCTTCGGTGGATACACGTTCGAAACACTGGACAGCATGCCCCTGGACCGGGTGATTGAAATCTACTCTGCCGCTGAATGGCTGGCGGATCAGGAACGCAAGGCAATACGAAGCAAAGGGAAACAGCACAGATGAGTCTGCTGCAAGGGTTCACACAGGCGATCCGGATCAATCTGCAGGGATCGTCCAACCTCGGTGCGACGCTGGGATCGGCGACGGCGGAACTCGACCGCTTCGCCAACTCAGCCAAGCAACTGGGTGTACTCGGTGGCATTCTCACAGGTGTTGGTGCAGCCATGACTGGCTTTGCTGCGCTAGCTGCTTCGACCACTATCCGCACCCAGGAAGCACTGGGTGAAATGGCTTCTCTGGGATTCCAGGACCTCGATCTGTTGGAAAATGCCGCTTCCCGGTTTTCCGGTGAGTTCGCAGGCACCAGCAAGGCTGACTTCATCCGCGCAGCCTACGATATCAAGTCCGGGATCGCTTCGCTTTCCGATGAGGGTGTAGCAGACTTCACCCGTCTTTCCGCAATGACCGCACGAGCCACCAAATCCTCCGTCGATCAGATGACTTCTCTGTTCGCCACCGCCTACGGCATCTACAAGGATTTCTACGGCGAGATGTCGGACACGCAGTTCGGTGAGCTGTTCAGTGGCGGGCTGGCAGCAGCGGTGCAGCAGTTCAAAACCACAGGGCCGGGCATGGCGGCGGCGATCTCCCGGCTTGGTGCCGCGGCCACCACGGCGATGGTCCCGATGGAAGAGCAACTTTCGGTGTTGGGCATGCTTCAGGCCACCATGTCTGGCGAGGAAGCGGGCACGAAATACAAACAGTTCATGCTGAATACTGCACGGGCAGGACAGCAGCTCGGACTGAGTTTCACCGACGCCCGAGGTCAGTTGCTGCCGATGGCGGACGTCCTCGAAACCCTGAAGCAGAAGTTCGGTCAGACCATCGATGCTGCCGAGAAACTGCAAATCCAACAGGCATTCGGGACTGTGGAAGCCCTCGCGGTTGTCGATCTGTTGATTGGGAAAACAGATGACCTGCGTTCGAATATTGGTGCACTCGCTTCCGCCATGCAGAGCGGTTCTACCCTCACCCTCGAAATGGCGCAGGCGATGGACCGTGGGCTTGGCCCCGTGCTGACCCTGACCAGACAACGCCTGTCGAACACGCTGGAGGAGTTGGGCAAACCACTGGCTGAGATGATCGGCCCGGTACTGGACCGGATTTCAGGGATGGTGGAATCGTTCCGGAGCTGGGCTGAGACCCACCCCGGCCTGGTCAAGCTGGGTATGGGGATCACGTTGATTGGCGGTGTCGTTATGACGCTGGCCGGTGGCGGACTGCTGGCCGGTGCGGCCTTCGGCACCATGGCGCAGGGCATCATCGGTGCAGCTCTGGCCATGGGGATCGGGACAGCAGGTACACTCACCCTGAC